CACATGGCGGAGCGCTGGCGGTACCTGCCAATCCTGCCACGATGGCGTACGTTGCTGGCTACTCGCTCAAGAAGCGCTTGGAGGAAATCAAAGTCGTGATGTCCCGGCGTCCCGGGATAGGCCTCGAAAAAATCTCCGACATTGGCGTTCAGATGGCGTCAGCAGTCCCCGAGGTCCCGAAAACCCCGATCGTGATGAGGATCGGTAAACACCTCTACCCTCTGCACAACCGGTGTCGTGAGGTCCTGGAACAATCTTACCTGGCCGCTGGCGGCCGGATCATTACACCTGCTCGATCGAAACTCAGTATGGAGACAGAATCCATTATCGTACTCAACGCGGCCGTCTTCGTAGACAATCGCCGAAAGGCTGACCGAGCCTTTGAAAGGCTCATGATCACGGAGAAAGAACGTGGCAAAACGACGTAGACGGCCAAGAGTAGAAACTCCTACCTACCCCCGCAGCCCTGTCCGGCAATATCGTCCGGACGTTCTAGAGACGCGGCACCTGGCGCCGCGACGCCTTGACCCAAAGCCGAGAACCTCTCGGACCAGGCCTACGGCCCCCGTCAAGGTGAAACGGCTTCAACCGTTGAAAACTCCCAGGCTGCGGAGTGCGCACGCTAGAAAAAAGCGCGCGCGGATACATGTGGTCCTCACACAACGTATACGTTGTATCGAGGCTGCCCGCAAAGCCGGCCGGAACCGCTTTCAAAAAATGAAACACCGGCTGCGTGGCGGCCTCGGCTCATACCTCAAACATAGGAGGCATACACAAGAAGAAAGACTTCTGAACCGTGAACGTAAGTGTACATAACCAGAGGTACAAAAATGTTCGGTGAACTTATCTCTGCTGCGGCTAACCTGTGGAGCAGTAGCCAGACCAATGCGGCGAACAAGAAACTCCAGCAAAACCAAATCCAGTGGCGTGTGGCGGACGCTAAGAAAGCAGGCATCCACCCGTTGGCGGCGCTCGGCGCGAACGTGCAGCCTGTGCCAAGCCAGCCGCTCCTGGGTGACGCAACGTTGGGCGGCCTGGCGTCGGGGATCAACAAGGCGGTAAGCAATGAGCAAGCGCTCAACGAGGAAGAGCAACGTTCCCGGATCCGGGTCTCGGACGCGCAAGCTCGTCTTCTCGAGGCGCGCAGTCGGTCTGTTGCGCAAGCGGCTCGCCAGCCTCTCGGAGCAACAGTCGGCGGCAATACGCACCGGCCTGGCGAGCCTATACCTGCCGGGCAACTCGGTACTGTCCGCACTGATCCAACGGTCGCTTCAGCGCAAACGGCGCAAGACAGGTGGGGTGATGTTGCTGAGAACGTCTGGGGTCTCGGTGTGGTGGTCCCCCACGACGCCTACCGAACCTCCGCCCACTCTCAGCGGGCCTGGCGTCGACGCCGTGACGTAAGGCGTGCTATCTCTGGTGCGTCGGGAACGCCCATCCGGAGGCGCGATTTCGGCGGCAGACCAACTTGGAGGTGAAAGGAGGCCACCAATGGCCTTTAGACGTAGACGGCGTTTCGGGCGCGTTCGGCGGAGAATGAGATTCCGTCGCGGCGGGATGTCCCGTCGTAGGCGGCGCAGAGGTCGCCGCGGCTACCAGGTAATCGGCAGTCGCATGTAGGCGGCACACCCCGGGGAGGCCGCACCGCCCCGGGGTGTTTTCGTATCAGCACAAGGAAGATGCAATGGCACGCATGCAGAGAAGTAATCACAACCTATCGCACAGTCGGCTCACCACCTTCGACATGGGGCAGCTTGTCCCTATCGCTTGTCTCGAAGTGCTCATGGGCGACAGCTTCGTTCACGCAACGTCTGTCCTCCTGCGCGCCGCAACGCTGGTCACTCCGGTCATGCACCCCGTGGAGGTGCGTGTGCATCATTGGTACGTCCCGAACCGGGTTCTATGGCCCGAGTGGGACCCCTTCATCACCGGCAGGGACCAGGAGCTGGTCATGCCCTACGTGGAGCTGGTGGACGACACGCCCGGACCGGCGACAGACTACACACTGGCAGATCACTTCGGCCTGCCGAACAATCCCGGGCGCGTCAGTGCACTGCCATTTTGCGCCTACGCTCGTATCTGGAACGAGTTCTATCGGGACCAGAATGTTCAACCGGCGATCGCTGTTGGGGACTTTGACGACACTCCGAATCAGACAGCGCTCGTCAACCTGGCTCTCCAGCGCGTTGGTTGGGGCAAGGACTATTTCACCACGTCTCGCCCCGATCCTCAGCAGGGCTCGGCGGTCTCAATCCCCTTCGAGCCTGGTGCGCAGGCTCCTGTCCGTGGGATCTCGATACGCGGGGACTTCGAGACGGGGCAGGATGTCGGCTTTGGCGTTGATGAGGCAGGCGACACGGACAGCGCTGACCCCGTCGCTAACGACGCTTCGGAAATACGCATCCTGGGCGAAGCGGCAGGCGCGGCGTCAGACACCAACCGGCCTCTCGTTTTCGCCGATCTCGGCGGCGTCACCGGCGGCGGTATCGATATCAACGAGTTCCGCCAGGCCATGGCTCTCCAGCGCCATCTTGAGGCTCGCAATCGGTACGGGTCCAGAATCCAGGATTATCTCAATTATCACGGTGTTCGGCCGCGGGACGGACGGCTTGACATTCCTGAGTATCTCGGCGGTGGAAAAGCAACCATCGCGTTCTCAGAAGTTCTGGCCACGGCAGAAGGCGAGAACACCAACGTAGGGGACCAGGCCGGCCACGGTATCTCGGCAATGAGGTCGCGGCGGTACGGTCGTTTCTTCCCGGAAAGCGGCTGGGTGATCAGTCTGATGTCGGTCCGTCCAAAGGGCATGTACGCAGACCAGCTGCACCGGCAATGGCTCCGCTCCGTGAAGGATGACTTCTGGCAGCGGGAATACGAGGCGTTCGGGCCGCAGGCGGTCCTCACTAAGGAGGTCTTCGGCAACCATGCTTCGGCTACAGACGTGTTTGGATATCAGGGGCGCTTCGATGAGTATCGACGTCACCCGTCTTACGTTACCGGACAATTCCGTACGCTGGACGATGATTGGCACCTGGCACGTTTCTTCGAGTCCGCACCGGCGCTTAACAATGATTTTATCACGTGCCTACCTTCTGATCGCATCTTCGCGGACGTCTCTGAGCCTGAGTGCCGGGCGATGATCTCCCACTCGATACGGGCCAAGCGGCTGGTTCACAAAAGGGCTCGGTACTGATGGCCCTCAACGGTGCGCTCAAGGCAGCTGAGTTCGTCTGCCATACCGGGTCTACGGAGTATGAGCTGGCGGTGGAACCCGGTGATTGCCAGATCGACTATTTCATTCTGGCGGATACGGAAGTTCAGCTCTACGTGTGCCTGGGGGACAAGGTGCTCCCTCTGGCAGTCGGCACAAACCTTCGTGGGCGGATACTCGTCAAGGATGCTCGTTGGCTCTTGCTTAAGGCGCCAAAGAAGACGGCTATCGTAGCTTCGCAGGTGTTCCAGTCGCCTCGCCGGCTGATCGATGTTAATGACCGCAAGCCTGTGGCGATGCACGTGCCGACAGCTCCACCCGTCGACCTGCGCACTATGGTCGATCGTATTCTCGGTCAGAAACTGGAGGAACGGGGACAGTATCAAGTTGAAATGACTAACGAGGACTTAGAAGACCTGTACCCGGAGGATGTGGATACGGAATTCGGACCAGGTCATGTACAGCTCGAAGAGGATGAGGACATCTATGAGGAGCTCTCGCGAAGAAAAGCTGCGCGTGACGCGGCTCGAAAAGGATCGAAAGGCAAGGGAGGAGCAAAAGCGCCGTCTGGAGGAGAAGCATCAGCTCCCGCGGGCGGAGATCGACCGGCGGAGTCCGGCGAACCGGCGAAGCCTAAGAAAGACTAACTAGCCCGAAGGGCTTCGATGGCAGCGGGGTCAAACACTAGAGCAAAGGGGGGGCGAAGCCCCCCCTTTCTTCATTTCGTCTGTACGCCCTCGATAAAGAGCGATTGCGGGAAAGTGGACGGCTTGTTGATGATGATGCCGTTCCGTTTAATTATTGGGTACTCGGAGTAATCCCACTCCTTCGTCATGGCGCCGGCGTGCGAGGCCTCCACCCATCCGATGTCAAACGTAACCCGGCTGGCCCAGAGTCCGTTGTAGTACAGGGTACGCATCATTTGGTGGTCGGCCTTCGAGGCCTGGCGCGATTGGAGCGCTTCATGGAGGGCAAAGAGCAATGCAGTTTGTTCCGCCCTCGTTAGATCAGTCGCTATGGTGCTACGCTTCATCGTTCTCTCCTCTGAAAGTCTTACTTTCTGTCATTCGGAAACCTCACTGCAAGGGGGGTGCGTCAAATAGCGCACCGCGGATGGGACCACCCCCGTGAGCGCCAGCGGGTCCCATCCGCGGGGCGCGCAGCGCACACCTCGGAGGGTTCCACCGGGGGGTGAGGGGGGGTAGCACCCCCCCTTAGCCGCAGGCTTGCACGCGCAGCGTAGGCCCCGCTTGGGGCCGTCACACCGGCTCCGCTTGACACGCGGGACACAGTATCACTTGATACAATATGTCCCGAGTGACAGTACAACCCAAGGGCGTGCAGAATGTCCGGATGGAAATGCCTGCAACCTGAGATTATGTACCAACCAGGCACTCGATACCGGATGGTTATTCCGTGTAACAACTGTTTAGGGTGCGAATCTAAATGGCGAAAAGGCTGGGTGCTGCGAATGATGCTGGAAGCGCAATCGT